CGGTGGCCATGGGTGGGTCCTTCCGGGATCAGAGCTTGGCTCGGTAGCGGAGGTGGAACGAGAGGGCAGCCCAGGCCCCGTCGGTGTCCTGCGCCTGTAGGAACGAGAAGTTGGTCGGGTGGATGTCGTAGACGCCGGTGACGCCCAGGAACGGGTTGTTCTGGGTCCGGAGGTACTCGAGGACCTGGTCCCGGATCGTGGCGACCGCCGCACGCGGGACGGCCGGGTCAGTGCCGCCGGACCAGGAGAAGGCGACGAGGACGACATCGCCTTCCTCGGTCATGCGACGGCCGTGAGAGTCGGACCAGGCCGTCTCGCCGGTCGCGGACGTCGGTGGTGCTGTCGTCATCGGGTCCTCGCACCCGACCGCGAGGAAGTCCCCGCGGGCGTCGGTGTAGGTCGGTCCGTCCGTGACCGTCACCGTGGACCCGACCACTGCCGGGAGCGCGGCCACGAGCGCGTTGATGACCGCTATCGCGAGCGCCATCAGGCGAACCCTGGCGTCTCGTAGCCCTCGAGGAGCTCCTCGACCCGCTCGGACGCGCCCGCCATGACGACCTCGGAGTCGGGGCCGCCGACGCGGCGGCCCGGCCCGCGGCGGTTGTTCCAGAGTCGGGTCAGCTCTTCGATGACGGCCTCGCGGACCTCTGCCGGGACGGTCGTCCAGCCGGCCTGGTAGGTGACCCGCCAAAGCCCCGGGGGGAGGCCGGAGAGGACGCCGGACTCAGTGACGGTGAGCGTCGATACGTCCACTGTGGACCCGGCCGGGATCGACGCGACTGTAGTGACAGAGAGGACCGGCGGGGTGGTCAGCGCCGTCGAGCCGTTCCAGGTCACCGCCACGTCGTCGGTGACCGCGGTCGAGGCCAGAGGCCCGGTGACCTTCTCGACCTGGGCCTGGGCTGCGGCGAGGACCTCACCGACTGCGGTGTCGTCGGCGGTCGACGCGGCCGGGATCTTCAGCGCGTCCTTCGCCTGTGCGGTGGTGAGGATCACCGGCTACTCCGAGTCGGGTGTGGCAGCCGCGGTGTCAGAGGCTCGGGAGGCGCGCCCCTTCGGCGCGGCGGTGCGGGTCTTGGAGTAGCGGGCTCGGTAGTCCGCGGCCAGCTCCTTGTCGGTGCGGGCGAGGTGGTCCGCCATCGTGTCGGTGTCCCAGTCGCGGTCGGCCGCGAGGGACGCGAAGTTGTCGAGGAGCTCGGTCCGCTCAGGGGCGAGGTCAGAGAGGTCAGGCATGAGGGGTCCTTTCTAGGGGGGGTTGGGTGTGCGGTGGTGGCCCCGAGGTAGGGGCCACCACCGCTTACTCGGATCAGAACGTCGGCGCGACCAGGCCGAAGCCGGCGGTGCCGGCGTTGCCGCCGACGACCCCGGTCGAGGTCGGGAACCGGCCCGCCGTGAACGCGGCGTAGCCGGCGACGACGAGCTTGACGGTGAGCTGGTTGCCCAGGGTCTGCTCGAACCGGAGCTCGCGCGGCATGCCGTTGCCCTCCTCCCACAGGATGTGGTCGAGGGCCCGGACGACGAGGACCTGGTCCTCGGGGCCGGTGCCGACCGCGGTCGGGACCAACGCGTCGGTGATGACCGGCAGGCCCAAGAACTGCCCGACGGGCGAGGACGACGGGGTGTCCACGTGGCCGTCGTAGGTCGCGGTCGCGTTGTTCGGGCCCTGACCCGACGGGATCGCCAGCGGCCGGTTGGAGGCATCGACCTGGCTGAGGAGCCAGTTCCAACGGCGCGGGTGCATGACGATGTGCGTCGGCGCCAGGAATCGGGTCGTCTCGACCGCGTTCACCTGGCCGGCCGTCTTGCTGTAGAACGTCGCCGCGTTCGCGGCGGCGGTGAAGGCGGTCGCCTGGTTGATGCCGGCCGTCGACAGGACGCCGAGGACCTGCCCGGCCGCGCCGGTACCAGAGAGGCACTGCGCGTCCAGCGCGACCGCGTAGGCGGCCGCGAGGTTCATGTAGAGCAGGGCGTCGAGGCCCGGGGCGCCGCGGTCGAGGGACTGCCGCGACACGTCCTGCTGCCCGGAGATCGTGACCACCGGGCAGGTGACGTTGGTCCACACCTCGTCGGTCGAGGACACGGCACTGTTCTCCGCGGCCTGGATCGCGGCGGATGCGCCGGTCGTGCCGCGCGGGATGACGATCGACATCCCGTGGTCGGGCAGGGGCAGCCGGGTGATGACGTTCGCGTAGGGGCGACCCGCGCGGGCGACCAGGGCGGCCTGGTCGATGAGGTACTGGGGGACGATCATGCCCGCGAAGGAGCTCGTCGACGCCGCACGCTCCGACGCCTCTCCCTCCACACGGACCTCGGTCGAGTGCCGCTCGATCCGGGACCGGGCCGACATGTCCCCCTGGAGCATGTTGAAAGCGTCCCGGAAAAACGAGACGCCGGCGCGGGCGGTGTCCGGGGTGTAGGTGCGGGGCTCGTCCCCGACGTGGATCCGCTCCGCGCCCGAACGGGCCTGCGCGGCCGGCGCGAGCGGCGCCGCGGTGACCTTCTCCGCGAGACGCTGCGCCGCCTGGTCGCGCTCCTCCTCGACAGCGAGGTCAGCGTCGCGGGCCTGTAGGACGTCGAGCTCAGCGTCCAGGGCGGCCATCGCCGCGCGGACCTCGTCAACGGCGGCCTGGTCCGTGGTCTCCGCCTCGCGGAGCTCGGCCAGGCGGCCGGCGTGGCTGTTGCGGGTGGCGAGGCGCGCGGCCATGTCGGCGCGGAGCTTCGCCCGGAGCTGCTGGATCGTCATGATGACGGTCCTTCCTCCACCCGTGGGGGTGGCGTGGGTTGGGTGAATTTCCTGCTGCCGCGACAGGTCGCCAGGACGGACGAGGGCGCAGGCTCGGATGGCCTGCGCCGCCGTGCGGCGCGGACTGGACGCGTTGCGTGTAGGGCAGGGGTCGTGCTTGGCGGGCCGGGTTAGAGGGCCCGGGCCCGGATCTCCGTCTCCGAGATGTAGACGGGAGCCTTGACGGGGTCCTGCGAGCGCAGGCCTGCGCCGGCCGTGGCCGGGTTCGCGCCGTACCCGACGATCGCGGTGTCGCCGCGGTGGATGTCGGCGGCGTCGATGTGGTACTCGGTCCAGTCGGGGGACCAGGACCCGGCAGTGATGTGGAAACGGAAGCTCATCTCGTCGACGAGGCCGGAGCGGAGCTTGGGGACGATGTAGGCGACGTCGGGGTCGGCGGGGTCGAGCTGCGCGGTGACGAGGAGGCCCTGGTCGTCCTCGGCCAGGGTGAGCGTGCCGAGGGTCGTGCGTGCGATACGGCGGATGTCCTGATGCTGGAGGACGAGGGGGACGTCGAGGTCCGTGCGGGCCAGGGATGCGGCGAACGCGCCCGGGGACACGACCTCCGTGTACGGGCCGTACGCGTCCCACATCTCGTATCCGGCGCCGGTAATCGACGCGTACCCGACGAAGGTCAGCGTGTCGGCGGTCGGCTCGACGGTGATCTTCGCTCGGGCCGACACCGACGGGGCCGAGGTGCGCGGCTGCGCGCTGCGGCGCTGCTGCGGCCGGTCGGCCGGGGCGCGGAGGGCCTGCCCGCGGGCGGTCGCAGCGTCCAGGACGAGCTGGGGGCGGTGGGTCATGGCGTCACTCCAGGAGCCGGGGACGGGGTCGGGGACTTCGTGGGCCATAGGGCGGCGAACTCGGCCAGGTCAGCCGGGCCGAGCGGGGGGAGGTCGAGGATCGCGCGGACCTCGGAGGGTGTCTGGATCCGCTTGTCGATCGCCACCCCGAATGTCGTCATCTGCGAGGCGGGGTCCATCCGCATCAAGGCGGCAGTGTTGAGCTTGGCGTACTGCGGGCGGGGGAGGAGGCGGTTTGTGAACGCCGTCTCGCGGCGGGCGATCATCGGGCCCAGGTGCATGATGAGGAACTGGAGGTTGCGCTGGGTGATGTTCGCGTACGTGATCGACGACCCCTTCGACGCGACGTCGACGAGGTCACCGGGGACGCCCAGGAACCGGGCGAGCTCGAGGTCGGAGATGTCCATCGCCTCGATGTACGCCGACTCGGATGCCTTAGCGGAGAGGCCCTTCAGCTCCCAGTCCGCCCCTGACACGAAAAGGTCGCCGTCGGTGAGCATCGCCTTGAACCGGGCCTTCGCGTCCGCGGTCTGCTTCGGGGACAGCTCCTTCTGGGTGTTTCGGAGGTGCTGTGCTGGGGTCGCGCTGTTGCCGAACCATCCGGCCATGAACTCCTGCGCGCTGAGGTGCGTGTTGAGCGACATCGCCGCGTACGCGATCGGGGACAGCCCGACAGGGAAACCCGCTACCGGGTAGAGGCACTCATGCCACACCTCGCGGGGGGTGTACTCCCGGCCGTCGATCACCCAGTACAGGTCGCCCTTGTACTTGCGGAGCGCCGTCTTCTCGAACGGGGCGAGCTCGATCACCGCCGGGAGGCCGCGGCCGTCCCAGGCACGGATCACACCGACCGTGTTCCCGACCGACCCCATGTCCCACTGGCTCGCGGCCATGAAGTCCTGCCAGCCCGTGCCCGTCGTCGACGAGCCCGATGGGTCTACGAAGATCGGCGGCTTCGGCACCTCGACCTGGACCCCGCCCGTGCGGCGGTAGACGTCGAGGGGGAGCGTCGAGATCAGCGCCGACTGGAGCCGCAGCGCCGCCCACACCACCGACTGGCGCTGAGCCCGCCCCTGAGAGACGGGGGTCAAAGGGCCGCCGCGGCGGTTCCCCATCCGGGCCGCGAGATCCGCCGCGAAGCCGGCGTCACGCTGGCTCCAGAAGAGGCTCACTCGGTGCCCCCGCGCCTACCGGCGAGCGCCCACGACGCGACCAGGCAGGCCAGGCCCGCGGCCGCGAGCGCTGCCGGCGGCCAGATGATGCCGGCGAATAGGACGAGGAGGAGCAGACCTGCGAGGTCCAGGGCGGTGGTGAGTCGGCGCACCTGGGGGTCCTCCTGTCAGCCGAGAGAGCGGTCGAGGTCGTAGTCGTCCCCGTGGATCTGTACCCACAGGTGTCGGGCGAGGGTCACCGCGTACGCCTCGGTGATGTCGTCCTCGGACCGGCGGCGCGCCCACACCGTCACGTCGTCTACGGGGCGGGCTACTGCGGCCTTGAGTGCGTCGAGGAAACCTTGGCGGCCACCGTGGACGACCGCGCCGGCGAGGAAGTCGTCATAGATCGCGCCGATCGCGCGGGCACGCTCCGCGACGCCATAGCGGTGGACGGTGAAACCGGCGGCCTGAAGGTCCTCCGTCATCGCCGCGGCCGGGCCGGACCCGTCGAGGGCCACGTCACGGCCACCAAACTGCGCGGCGAGCCGCTCGAGGTGACCGATCACCCACCCCGTCCCGGGTTCGTGGGCGACGCACTCAACCCAGCAGCGCGCCGCCGGGTGCGCCGCCGCGAGACCGACCGATGCCTGGTCCCGGGAAGGAGAAACGTCGATCGACCAGGCCGGTATGCCGGTCCACTCGTCGGTGTCATCCTCGTCCACGATGCACGCCTCGACCGCGGCCTGCGGGATCACCCATGGCCGGCTCGACGCGGTCGGCCACCAGCCCAGATAGGCGCGGTTGAACTCGTCGGGATCCATTCCGTCGTGCTCGGCGTGAAGGTTCTCGAGGTCGATCGTGTGACCGATCGCGGGATGGGTCGCGAGCCACGTCGCCGGGTCGTCCCTGTCCGCGGTCGGAGGGGCCGAGAACTCCACGTACAGGATCCGGCCATGGTTCCCGGCGGCACAGCGGGCCCGACCCGCCTCGACCTTCCCCCACAGGTACGTCGAGTCGGAGTCACCCGCAGCGGACGTCACCCACTTCTGCGCGCCAGCGACCGTGATCATCGTCGGGTTGACGGCCGCCTCGATCCGGGCGTCGTGGTGCGCGAAGGCCTCGTCGATGTGTGCCTCGGGCAGGGTGTCGCCGTGCGCCGCGGTCTTCTTCGTCGGCGTGTCGATGAAGATCTCCGAGCCGTTGCGGAAGCGGACGGCCTCCGACCCGGCCGCCCACCGTGGCGGGGCCAGCTCACGCGCGAGAGGTGACCGCGACAGTGGCGCGAAGAACGACCGGTTGAGACGAGCCAGGGACTTGTTACGGTTCTGGGCCGTGTAGAGGACGAAACTGCCGGGCTCGGTTAGGCAGCGGTGGGTGATCTTGCCCCGCGACGTCGATGTCTTCCCGGCCTGGCGGACCACGACGACGACGACCTCGCGGTACCACAGGTGCCCGGTGCGCGGGTCGATCTCGCCGGCTAGGTCGTACACCATCCGCTGCCACGGCATCGGCGGCTGACCCTCGACCATCCGGAACGCCGCCGCGAACTGGCCCCCGATCGTGTCCCGGGTCGAGCGTGGCGTGCAGTACGACGGGACAGCCTCAGCCATCTGCGGCGAAGGTCTTAGCCCAGTCCGTCGGCACGTTCGACGACTGCTCCACCGGCAGACGACGCAGCCGGTCCAGGATGTCCATCAGGCGAAGCTGCACACCCGAGAGGACATCGAGCCGCTGATGCCGCGCCGCCTGGTCAACGATCCGCGCGTTGGCGCGGGCC